AGCGGGCGCAGGCCGACCAGCGCGCGGCGACGTGTGGCGGTGGGCCGTCCCAGGCGTGGGGCTGGCTCGGCGACCGCGTCGACCGCGCGCCTTCCTCACCCCCGACGACCGAGCGCGCACGCGCGGCGCTGTGGCGGGGATGGGTCCAGCGGGCGCAGGGACCCGCAGAGGACCGGCTACGCCAGCGGTGGGCCGGCTACCTCAGTGCGTCCCGGCGGCGCGTCGTCGAGCGGCTGGCCGAGGTCGTGCCCAGCACGGCGGGCATGGACGGGCGCATGGTTCAGCGCGTGCTGTCGTCCTCGGACATGGCCTATGTGCTGTCCACGGATGACGAGTACGACGCCGCGATCGAGCACATCGGCCAGCACCGGATCCGCGCGATCCTGCGGGTGGGGTTCTCCGAGGCCGCGAGCGTGCTCGACGTGGCCGAGTGGGATCCGCTGATGGACCCGTCGGTCGCCGAGCTGGCCGCGCAGGTCCGCCGGGTCTCCCCGCTGACCATCCAGCGCACGCGGGCCATCGTCCAGACGGGGCTACTGGAGGGCGAATCCGTCCAGACCATCGCCGGCCGCCTGTCCCGAGACATCGCGTACAGCCCCCAGCGGGCCGTGCGTATCGCCCGCACCGAGGCCACCCGCCTCAACGGCATGGGCACGCGCCTCGCCTACGAAGACGCCGCCGACAAGGGATCCCGGTTCGAGATCCAATGGTTGAGCGCGCGGGACGGCATCGTCCGCCCCACGCACGAGGACGCCGACGGAATGACGGTGGCGCCAAGCGAACCCTTCACGCTATCGTCAGGTGCAGTAGGTGCCGGGCCGGGCGAGTTCTCGGAGGCGTCCGAGGTCGTGAACTGCCGTTGCACGACGATCCCCATTCTCCGAGAGTAGCCCATGCTGACCCGCATCACCCGCACCCCCGGCGCCGCGCTGGCTTCCATCATCCTGGAGGCCGAGCGCCACGGGTCGACGCAGGCCCGCACCCTCGACGCGCTCGCGCTGGCGACGGGTTCGACGGCGCGCGACCTCGGCGCCATCGTCCGCGGTGAGCGGTTCTGCAAGGCTGACGACCTCGACGAACTCGCCGCGGTGGCCATGGCCACGAAGCAGAGCACGGGCGCCCTGTGCTACGGGATGACGATGCGCGCGGGCGAGGCGATCGAGGGCGAGGACGACCGCCCCCGGTACCGGTTCCGCATGAGCACGGCCGACGTGGACCGGGCGCACGACATCGTGGACCAGTCGTGGAAGCTCGCCGACTTCAACGCCAACCCGGTGGCGCTCTGGGCGCATCGCACGGACACCCCGGCCGTGGGCGTGTGGCGTGATGTCCATGTCGAGGAGGGCGGCGGGCTCGTGGGCGACATCGTCCCGGCCCCGATCGAGTCCTACCCCCTGTCCGTCACGGTGGCCGAGCAGTTGCGTATGGGCGTGCTCCGCACCGTCTCCGTCGGGTTCCTGCCCGGCGTGGCGATGCACCGAAGCAGCTTCGACCCCGAGGACGAGCGGCACGCCCGGCGCGGCGTGTGGTTCTCGTCCAACGCCCTGATCGAATGCACCCTCACCCCGGTGCCGATGAATCAGGCGGCCGTCCGAATCCCGGCCGAGGCCGCCGAGGGCGACACGGCACAGCGTTCCGCGGGCGTGTTCGACTGGCTCACCACGTCCACCGACACCGCCCCTACCCGTCCCGCACTCGCGTGGGACTGGCTCACCGAGTAGCGCGGGCCGCGGCCCGTTGACAGCAGACCCGGGGCGCGGTAGCGTCCCACAACTGGAGAAGTCCCAATGATCGACCTCGACAACATCACCGATCCCGAGGCGGCCAAGGCTGCCGTTTCGGGCGCCATTAAGACCCTCCACGAGCAGCACGCCGCCGGTACCCGGTCGCTCGCCGAGGTCCACGCCTCCGCCAAGAAGGCCGCGGCCGACTGTCAGGCGCTCGACGCCGAGGTCTCCCGCCTCAAGGCCGCCGACATGGCGCGCGACCTCGCGACCCGCCGCGACGGCGCGGACATCGAGCTGCGCCATTTCAAGGCCGGCGACACCGACAAGGGCGGCCCGCTCCGCCTCGTTGGCCGCTCGGTCCAGTACCGCGGCCAGCGGTACAGCGAGCCCGGCCTCCTGGACTCCAGCGAGCAGTACGGCGAGTGGCACGCCGAGATCAAGCAGACCTATGAGTCTGCCGTCATGTGCTCCGCCATGCAGGCCGGTCGCGTGACCCGCCCCGGCGACGCGGTCAGCGTCCACGCCTTCCGCAAGCACGCCCCGAAGCTGCTCGACCGGCTCGGTTACCTGCTGACCAAGGCCCCGGCCCCGATCCGCGCCGAGGCGCTGGAGATGGAGCGCCGCCTGTTCTCGGACACCGCGAGCGGTGGCGCCGAGATGATCCCCGACGCCATCCAGCTCCCCGAGCTGGAGAAGTCCATGAACGTGATGGCGGCCGAGATGCCGCTCGTCAAGGACCTGATCCGCGAGCGGACCATGTCGGGTAAGAACCTGACGAGCGCCGTGCAGGACCGCGTCCCGATGGGCTACAACCTCGCCGGAGCCGCGAGCGCCGACCGCGCCAGCATGCAGGACAGCCGCATGCAGACGAGTGAGGTGGACTACAGCGCCAAGGACCTCGCCCTCCGCATCGCTGCCGACCGTAGCGCGCTGGAGGACTCCCCGATCGACGCCATGGCCGCGCTCCGCGAGGCGATGATCGTTGGTGGCGCGCTCACCGAGGAGTCGCTGATCTTCCATGGCGACACCTCGGGCACGCACCAGGACACCGGGATCGCCTCCTGGAACCCGGGCAACCTGTTCGACACGAACAGCATCCTCGGCGGCACCGCAGACCACCGCAAGATGTTCCTCGGCCTGCGCGCCCGCGCTGCCGACATGAGCGCCACCACGGACCTCTCGACCTTCGACTACTCGAACCTGTTGGCCCTCGCCGGCAACCTCGACGCGCCGATCGGCATGACCCCGGGCGGCCTCGTGCTCGCGATGGGCTACGAGACGTACTTTACCAAGGTCCTCGGCCTCACCGAGACCAAGACCATGGACGTGTACGGCGCCAACGCTGGCGTGCTCGGCGGGTTCGTCGGTGTCGTCGGACCCTGGGCCATCCGGCTCACCCCGGTCCTCTCCAAGCAGTACAACGCCTCGGGCATCTACGATGGTGCCACCGAGACCAAGCAGGTCGTGGTCGGCTTCGCGCCCGGCCGGTTCACCCGGTGGCGTCGTCGGTCGGCTCGCTTCGAGATCGCCAACGACATCACCACGAACCTCGCCAACATGGTGCTCACCAAGCGGTTCGCCTTCGGCTCGCCCGACGGCAACAGCTCGCTCACCTCGGCGTCGCCCACCAACGTCGCCGTCGGCTACAACATCTGAGCCGCGCCCGCGGTGGCCGGTTCGCCGGTCGCCGTCGCTGCCCTCCCCCGCATCCTCTCGGAGAACATCATGGCAAACAAGCGCGGACAGATCGTCATCCCGACGCCGCTCATCAACGCGGCTGCGGCCGGCGCGAACGCGAACGACTACGGCGCCTGGGGCCTGCCCCACGGTGCCCGCATCGTCGGTCTCGGCCTCCTGCCGAACGCCGCCGCGACGGCCCACGACACGAACTACTCGGTGATCACCGTCTCGGCTGGTGGCACCGCCATCGCCGCGGTGGACACCGACACGGCGGGCACGGGTAGCCTTGTCGCCGGGACCCCGGTGTCTGTCGCCCTCTCGGGCACGGGTACGGACCTGGAGCTGGCGGAGGACGAGGTGATCACGGTCGCCAAGACCTACGCCGGCACCGGCCTCGCGGTCAGCTTCGCGGGCGTCCTCGTCAAGTATGAGCTGCTCGTCTGATGGCCGCGCGCGCCCTCGTGCAGTGTCGCATTCATGGCGGCTACCATCGGCCCGGCTGGGCTGTTGGTGACGTCGTCATGGAACGCATCGCCGAGGGCGCGATCGTGGACCTGCCAGCGCCGGAGGTGGATCGGCTGGTCGCCACCTTCGGCCCGTCCGCTTGGCACCGTCTCCCGGTGCCGGGCGAGGTTTCCCCCACCCTGGCGACCACGCGCGACGTGGCCGCCCTGTCGGTGCGGGACCTTCTGCCAGCGATTCGCGCGGGCGACTTCGACGACGCGCTCGACGTGCTCCAGCAGGACACGCGGGCGACCGTCGCCAAGACCGCCAACGCCCGAGCCCGAACCATCGCGCGGGGGTGACCCGTGGCGCTCTGCACTGCGGCACAGATCCGGGGCTATGACGCCTCCGTTACGTCCTCCGAGGACGCGCTACTGACGAGCATCGCCGCGGCGGTGTCGTCGGTGTTCGCGACGGTCTGCGGCTACCCGCCGGCCAGCGCGGGCGCAGACCCGACGATGGAAGACACGACCTACACGGTCTACACCGACCGCGGCGCGGCCCGGGTGCTGCGCCTCGACGACGCGGACCTGCTGCTCCCGGTGTCGCCGGTCGTCTCCATCACGTCGATCCACGACGACGCAAACCGCGATTTCGGCGCGGGCGACCTCGTCGACTCCGGGGACTACGACTTCGACGGCACGACGGGTGAGGTGTTGCTACGCCCGAGCCGCACGCACGGGGCCTGGACGGAGGCCCGCGCGGGGATCAAGGTCGTGGCCGTCGCCGGGTACGAAACGGTCCCGGACGACCTGCTCCACCTCGCGATTGTCCAGTCACTCGCGTGGCTCCGGGGCGTCCAGCGCGTCGGGCTGGCGAACATGAACCAGAACGGCGTTGCGGTCACGTTCTCGCCGCGCACGCTGCTCCCCGAGGTCGTGGAGGGGCTCCAGGACTACCGGCTCCACCTCGGCGGCATGGCATGAGCACGCTCACCCCGGCGGAGTTCGCGCGGGCCATGCGCCGGCTCGGCGGCACGGGGCGCGCCAGCGTGTCGGCCGCGGTGTCGAAGGTCGCGCGGAATACCAGCCTGTACGCGGAGCGGGTGGCAAAAGAGGCGGTCACGCTCGGCGGCTCGTCGGGGCTGCGGGTCCGCACGGGCCTGCTGCGCTCCAGCATCGCGGGGCGCGTCCTCCAGGACCCCGGGAGCATGTCGGTCGTCTTGTCGGCCGGTGGGCGCCGCCGGGGTCGGGACGTGGTCTATGCCCGCATCCACGAGCTGGGCGGCGAGGCGGGCCGGGTGAGCGCCCGGGTCCGCATCCCAGCGCGCCCCTACCTGCGGCCGGCGATCGACAAGGTCGGAGAACGGTTGCCCGAGCGCATGGGCAAGGCCGTCACGGCGGCCGTGCGCGCTGCTGAGCGCGGCGGGGGCTCCTGATGCCGGCGAGTCCCTACGAAGCCTCACGCGAGGCGCTGGCTACCCTGCTGGCGGCGGCGAACGGTGCCGGGTCGTTCACGTACGACCTCAGCGCGGCGGTGACCATCGGCGCCCCTCCCGACACCGTCCGGGCCTCGCCCGCGGTGTGGCTGTGGTGCGACCGGATCCGGTTCGACACGGACACCACCATCGGGGATTACGTCGCGGTCCAAGAGATCGACGTGATCGGGTTCGTGGCCGGCGCGGACAACACCCCGACCGAGCGTATGCGGGCGGCCGAACGGCTGGCGCACGACTTCCACCTCGCGATCCGGTCTGACCGGGGGTTGGCTGGTACGGTGCGCGATGTGCGGTTCGTCGAGGTGCTGGCGCTCGACGGCGAGAGCACGCAGATGGGGACGCGCTACGGCGTCTGCCTCGTCCGCGTGGAGATCACCCAGGACATCGACGGGGTTCCCTGATGAGCTGGTACAGCGGGCGCACGGTGCGATTCCCGGTCGCGGTCGACAAGCTGACCGCCGGAACCACGGCGATCGATCTCACCTTCGACATCCCGGCCGACCTGATTGAGTTCTGGGCGGAGGTCGCGAGCGACAAGAGCGACATCCGGGTCACGGACGCCGACGGGCTCACCAACCTCACGTGGCAGGCGTCCGCGTGGTCGCACTCGGCGACGGGCGGCACGGCCACGATCCAGGTGGACGCATGGACGCCGCCCGCAGAGGACTGCATTGCGCTGATCTGGATCTACGCAGGCGGCGGCGACACCACGAACGAAGGCAGCTTCACGGCGTCCGCGCCCCGCACGGGCACGGTGTGGTCATGCGGCATCGACGGCCCGGTCGCTCAGGCGTCAACGGGCCTCGTCGGCGCGACCCGGCCCACCCAGGTCGTCGGCAAGTCCACGGACGAAACCCTGATGATCTGGCTCGACGTGGGCGCTCGGCTCGCCCCTCGCCCCGTGGCATTCAACGGGACGAAGGACTGCGAGGAGATCGAATCGATCACGTACACGGTCGAGCTGGCCGGGGCGGATCAGTCGGCGCTGTACGATGAGACCGCGGTGCGCTTCGACCGGCGCGGCCTCGTGCGCCTCCAGGTGCAGGCCGGCACGGTGGACACGGAGTACACTGTGTCACCGGTCATCACGACGACCAACGGGCGGACGCTGAACCCTCGGCTGATCCTGTCCGTCATCGACCCCGACGAAACCTGAGCAGGAGAGCACCATGGCACCCCCCAACGCAGGCCGCGGCGCATGGGTCGGATTCGGCGCACAGTCCGCATTCGCCACCGCCGACACCCGCACCGTTTTCGCTCGCCTGATCTCGGCGGACCTCACCCGCGTGCAGAATGATGACCTGTCGTCCGTGCTGCACCACGGCGACGCCGCCGACGTGCGGCACAACTTCCAGGTGAGCGAGGTGGTCGAGGGCGCGATCGTCCTCCGCATGCGGTACGACGGCGTGGGCCTCCTGCTCCGGGCGGCGCTCGGCGCCGTGACCGACGCGGGCACTGGCAGCCCCTACACGCACACGGCCACGATGGACACCTCGCTCGAACTGCTGAGCGTCGAGGTCTACCGCGGCACGGCGGCGGTCTCGGAGCTGTTCGACTCGTGCAAGGTCCGCCGGATCGTCATCACGCAGTCCGCGCAGAGTGAATGCACAGTGGAACTGGACATCATCGGGCGGACGGGGGCGGCCCGCGGGGCGGCCTCCACGCCGACGTTCACCGATCACGAGGTCGTGCGCCACAACAACACCTTCGCCCTCTCGTGGGGCGGCGCGGTGTCGGGCGTCACGGACTGGACGCTGACCCTGGACAACGGGCTCGCCGAGGTGCGTGAACTCGGGTCCCTGTTCACCCAGGAGATGGTCATTGGCTCCGGCCGCATCGCCACGCTGGACCTCGGCCTCCACTACCGCTCGGACACCGGGTACAACGCGCATCAGGCGCTCACCGAGCAGGACGCGACCCTCACGCTCACGGGCGGCACGTCGCCCAACGCGGTCGCCATCCTCCTGCGGAACGCCAAGATGATCACCCACAACGGCGGGCCGATCTCCGACTTCGGCGTCGTGACCGAGGCGGTGACGCTCCGAGGCCACGCCGACGGCACCGACCCGTCGCTCCAGATCACGGTGACGAACGCCACCGCGAGCGGTATCGCGAACTGACGCGAGCCGCGCCCCTACCCCCAACCGGACACGCCCCGGAGACCCCATGCCCCTCGATCTCGCCAGTCTGAAAGGCTACACCGAAGCCGTCATCGTCCAGAACATGCCCGACGGGCGCGTGCTGGAGTGGCAGGTCCACCCGATCACGGCGAGCGCCGGGGCACGGGCGGGCATCGGCCTCAGTGCGGTGCAGGCCGCCGTTGCGGGGTCTGCCGGGGCGACCGACGCCGACGAGGGCGGGGCGCCTCCTGAGCCCGTGCGGCTCGACCTCCAGAAGCTCGCCGACCTGGGTGAGTATTCGGAGCGCCTGTGCATCGTGGGCGTGCGAGCCGTGCGGGATCAGGGCGACACGGAGTGGACCCCGATTCGCCTCGCGGCCGAGGCGAACGACCGCGCCAACCCCGTGCGCCTCCCGGTGGCCATGCTCCAGATGGGGCGCACCCCGGACGGGGCCGTCCCGCTCAACGCGGTGGCCGCGGCGGCTGGCGCGCGCATGCAGGAGGCCGCGGAGAGCGCGGGCACGTTTCGCGGCAGCGAATGACGGACAGGCGCCGCTCGTGCTCGACGTGACCGCCCGCCGCTACGGGCAGCGCCCGAGCACGCTGATGGACATCAGCGACCCGTGGGAGGCGCTGATGGTCGACGCGGTGTGCGCCGATGCGGGACGGGCGTGGCAGGAGGCGGCCACCCGCCGGATCCAGCAGCGGGCCGGCAAGGGTATGATCCCCGTGCCGCTGCCTGTGTCCATCGTCGGAGGGTTGTAGCCCATGGCCAAGTCCGTGATTGAATACGCGCTCAAGGTGAGCGATCAGGCGACGCCGACGCTCCGCAAGGCGGCGGCGTCCACGGACACCCTCACGGCGGCGGAGGCGCGCGAGACCACGGCCGCGGCGTCGTCGGCGGCGGCGAAGCAGACGCAGCGCATGGCCCTGCTCGGGTACGCGGCTGCGGCTGCGGCTGCGGTCGGGGCCGGGGCGGCGCTGATCAAGTCGGTGGTGGACTCCCGCAACGCCATCGCCGACGCATCGGCCCGGACGGGCGTGGCAGCGTCCACGATCCAGGGGCTCGCGCTGGCGTTCGAGGGCAGCGGGCAGACCGCGGAGGCGTCCGAAGCCTTCCTCAAGGGCTACACCAACCGGCTCGCGACGGTCGTGGCCGGGTCCAAGGAAGCGGCCGAGGCGTTCACCGACCTCGGGGTTGCCACCGAGAAGACGGGCGGGGGCCTGCGGGCGTCCGACGCCATCCTACGGGACACGGTCGCGGCCCTCCAGTCGATCGAGGACCCCACGCAGCGGGCCGCAGAGGCTACCAGGGTGCTCGGGCGGCAGGGCGGGCAACTGCTCCAGGCGCTCGGCAACGCGGACAGCCTCGACGCCTTCACGGGCATGGCCGACACCTTCGGGACGCAGTCGGGACCGCGGGCGGCATCGGCGGCGGCCGAGTGGCAGCGGGCCACGGCGGCGCTCAGCCTCGTCCTCGCGGGGTCGGCCGACCGGCTCGTCGACATGGTCGGCGGCGTCGAGGGCATGACCGGCGCGATCAAGGGCGCGGCCATGGGCGTGATCTATGCGGTCGAACTGTTCAAGTTCTTCGCCGACGGCGTGTGGGCCGCGCTGATCCCCATCCGGGCGCTCGGTACGGCGTGGCTGACGCTCGGGAGCGCCATGGTGCTCGCCGCTGAGGGCGATTTCATGGCGGCCGGGCGTGCGCTCAAGTTCGGCGTGGGCGACGCGATCGACTCGGTCGCTGACAGCATCTCCGATCTCGTGTTGACCCCGACCCGGTTGGCCGACGCGCTCGGCACGGCCTCGGATCGGACGTCGGAGTTCGCCAAGTCGCTCGGCCAGATCAACGCGGCGGCGGCCGGCGGCGGGGGCGGGGGCGGCGCGCCCATCCCGAAGATCACCGAGCAGACGAAGGAAGCGACCGCCGAGGTGGTCAAGGCCACGGACGCGGTGGACGAACTCGCGGCGGCGCTCGACGAGCTGGCAGGCTCGGGCGGCGACTGGCTGGGGGACATCGACACGGGGCTGAGGGGCATTGTCGATGACTTCTCGCGGCGGTTCTCGGCGACGGGGTCGCAGTTCGCCGGGCTGCTCCAGGGCGACCCGTCACAGCTCATCGGCCGCGGCGTCGGTGTTGCGTCCGAAGGCATCGGGGGGATGCTCGGCGGTGCCGGCGGGGCTGCTCTCGGCGCGGCGATGTCGGGAGGTATCACGGCGGCTATTGCTGGGCTGGCGGCCCTTGGCGCCGCGGAGGGCGGGGGCGACGCGGTCGCGGAGCAGGCGGTGGGCTACCTCGACCAGATCGCGGCCGGGATTGGCCAGCTCGACGAGCTGATCGTGGGCATCGCCGAGCGGTTGCCCGGGGCGCTGCTCGACGTGGCGGTCGCCATCCTCAAGGGGTTGCCGAACATCCTGTTTGCGCTGCTCATCGAGCTGCCTATCGCGTTCATGCGGGGCCTCGTGATGTGGTTCCGCGACGTGTGGGAGGGCATCAAAGCGTTCTTTCGGGGCGCCCTCAACCCGCTCACCAAGAAGAACGGAGAGCGGACGGCGCTCGGCAAGGTGGCGGACACGCTGAAAGAGGCGGTCACGTTCGGGCAGGCCAATACACAGACGTTCAACGGCTCACGCGACGTGGGCGGGCTCATCCCCGAAACGGGGCTGTACCTGATGCACCG